TCTTTTGTCTGATAAGTTTTTAAAACTCTATGCTCAAAGAATGTTGCTTCATTTTTATAAATTGCATAAGGTGAATCCACCTTTACAGTTTTACCAAATTTATTTTTTGCCATACTTTTTCTCCTTTTGTTGGTCAAAATGTTTGTCAAGTTTCTTAAAGAAACTCTCGTTAATAATGTCTGACAGTTCAGCACACACATTAGGTGGTAGGTCTGAACTGCCATATAGTTTTATGGAACTACTCATCATCAGTAACTCCACACTTGGACATGATGTATGCCCTGGCGATAGACTTATTGTCCTCGCCAAACTTATCACCCACTTGGGTCATAATAGTTTGCATAGACCAACCCCTAATCTTAGGGTCAGCTTTGCCTTGAGCCATAAGTGACTCAATATAATCATATATATGTTGCATATATAATCCTTTCTTTATAGTGTTTATATTGGTAGTTGTTCTCGTCTGAGGTCTTGGATATCTTCTTCCAATAACTCATAGAGTTTATCTAGCACGTGCTCATTTAATAGTATTGACTCTTCCAAAGTTAATTCAAGCTTAAACCTGTGCCAAATCTTTTGATGTATAGACTCAAAGTGGTGGTCTAAAAAAGTTTTATCTTCTGCGACTTCTTCAAAGTTAAACTTTGTAATTCTCTCAGATTTTTTTAGTTTGTCATTCCAATACAGAGCATTGGACATAACCTTTTGATATTCTTCTTCAATTCTGAAATCTATTTCAGACCAAAGTTCTTCTTGCATTTTTAAATGTTGATTTGACATTAGTCAAACTCCTTTCTTTGTTGTTAATCAAATATAATTATTTGATTAAAGGGTGACTAGAAACTTGGAGTGAAGTCAGACACTATCCACCTATGCATAGGCTTGGTTCAGATAGTCTGTTAAATATCGCAAGAACCTTTGCTCTAGTCACCTTTTAATTAAATAAAAGGTGGTGCAGTTTAATGCTTTCACATAAGGTCTGCACCATACCATATTACATAACATACCTACTTTCAAATTACAAGTTTTAATTTATTTAGAAATAAATCTACCAGTTATTGGGTCGTGTTTGACTGCCAGATAACCTTGGTTATTTGAAAATGTACCAACTTTGCTATATCTGTTGGAAGTTCTTTGTCTATATAATTTATGCATAATGTTATGCCTTTCTAGTGTTGATAAATCGCAACACTCTTTGCGTTAATATTTGAACCACTACACAATACACATTGTTCACAAGTAGTTCGCTTTCCTGCTTCCTTAGAAGCTGGACAAAGTACCTCATTCTTAGAATCAAGCACCTCGTTCTTTTGTAGGACTCTAAAAGTCCTAAATCCTTTTGACCAAAATTTCTTAGACTCTTCGTAAGAGTCAGCACTCATCATGCATTGGTCAGCTCTTACATCTGCACTATCAATTTTTGATTGATGAGTGTAGCCAGTATGTTTCTTG